ACTTCGTTCTTAGGGTCACAAGAGGCATTAAGGAGGTTGTAGAAGGTACGCTCACATATACCATAAACAGGATACACGTACCTTCGCCATATCTCGCGGTTGCTGATTCCGCTTTTGGCATGTTGGTCGTATATCCTATTTATGTCGGTGACACGTTTCTGATAGCTTGCTCCTCGCCTCTTGCTCATAAAATGTTTTAGTGTCTGTCTCTTGGTTTATAGGGACGGATGTCATAGCTCATCTTTGCGCTGACGGTTACTCTGCCCGTTCCCTCACATTGGTCACATGTGCTTTCTTTGCCTGTCTCCTTGTCGTGGAGACGACCTGTGCCGTAACACTTACGGCACAAGGCCACTTTCGGTTTCTTCTCCACTTCCAGTATCATACAGCATCCTCTTTCTTGGGTTCAACGTAAAATGTCTCGTCCTGCACCACTTGGATACCGCATTTGTTCATCTGAGGAACCATATCCTCCACCTCGCGGTCTGCAAGAAGTTTGTCCTTGGCTATCTCCTCGGTCTGTCGCAGATAGCCTGGTAGGAACTCCTTCACCAGCTGCAGGGCACTTGCCCATGTGAAGCCTTTGAGGGTCTTCAGCTTCGGTGTGCCCGTGCGGAAGCCGATAACGCCATGCGCCATCTCAAGGCTCTTTTTCTTAGTGAACAACTCTGCCTGGTTCTCGGTAGCATAAGCCTGAAGGGTAGCGAAGGCTTTCTCCTTCTCATCTTCCAGTTCTGCCAGCTTGTTGGCATACTTCTCGCGGATCTTGGCACACTGCAATTCAATGTCTGCCGTGATTTTTGCACTCTGTGCGTCTGCCTTTGCATAGGCTCCGAACGCTTCATCGGCTGATTCTCTTGTAACACCGGTAATGATTACTTTCTTTTCTCTTTTTGCCATTGTAGTAAACTTTTTGTTGATTATTATTTTGATTGCTTATCACTCGTCTTCTTCTGGTTCCGACCAGTCGCCTTCATCCAGTTCCTTGTCTATCTCGTATTCAATACACTCAAGAAATTCGATGTACTGGTCACCTTGGAGTTCTCTGTATGCGATGCCATGAATATATTCCATCACTCGCTTCACTTTCTCATTCATGCCTCACCTCCATTTCCAATTGGTACCATCATGTATTCCACTTGTGGCTGTGCTGGAGGTGTCGGTTCTTTCTTAGGTTTCAGACCTCCCTTGCGCTGGATGGAGCGGAGCTTCACCGATAGCTGCTCCAATTCCTCATTACTTAGTTGGGAGAACACCTTGCCGGCAATACGCTGATCCTGGCAAAATGCGTTGATGCGTGTCCAGTCTGTTGTATCGATGCCGAGCTTTTGCATCAACCTCAAGCACAGGCTTCGATGCTTGCGCTGCTCGTCCTTGGCGGTGCGCATCAATTTGGTTGTAACACCTTCGAGCTTGTCGCACATCATGTCGTACTCCTTACGGGTCATTTCCCTAAGCGAAGTGGTACGTCCATTAGTGAATTGACTCACCACTCCTTCCTTGAACTCATCGCCCAGCTCCTTGGTGGCAAACTTGTAGCTCTTTTTGAGTATGCCATAGAAGCGTGCGAAATTGGTTACTTCCTGTGCCATATCTATTTCAATTTTGACAACCTTATTCTTTCACTTAACACCTTCAAATTACATTCAGGACAACACTCCCCCTCATCTTTCAATGGATGAGGATTGTTTCCATAGCCGATTTGGGGCTTACCGCAAAGGCAGCAGGTGTATTCACGAACATTGTTCTCATGACCTTCAAACATCACTTTAATGCCACACGAACTGGCAACATCCAGTTCCAATTTTGCTCCCTTGCTCAATTCCCAGCCTTGCAGCATATAGATGCAATCACACTTCAAAAGCAGGGCAATGTCCACTCTCATGTGCTCCATCCAGTGAGCATCCTGCGAAACGCCATTTTCAAATGGGTTCACCGGCTCGTAACCTTTTATGGAGAGATAGCGTGCCGCATGGTCAAAGGTTGCCATACGCTCTTTAAGGTCGTAGTGGGCTATCGCTCCGCTGATATAAACTTTCTTCTTCATCTCAGTTTTATTTAGTTGTTAGACTTGTCATTGTAAACCTCCACGGCTTTCTCCGCCCAGATGGTGTAATATTCGCTCACGTTGCCTGAATAGCGTCCTTGGCAGTAGGCTCTGAAGCCTTGCGTTCTCACCTTCACACCGGCTGCGTATTTCAGTCTGATGGCAGGTTTGCCGATGGGTTTGCCTTTATCCTCTTGGCTGACGAAAATGAAGGTCTTGCGCTTGAAGCGGTCTATCAGTGCCCTGGTCAGTGAATATTCCCACCCTGCTTCGTATGCGTACTGGTAACTGTCCACGATGATAAACTTGGCACTCTTGGGTTTCGCCAGGCGTTCTTCCAATGCCTTGATGTCGCCATCGGTAATGAGGCGGAACGAGCCTTGAACGTCAGTCATCTTGAATTGGGCAAGTCGTCGTTGCATTGACAGACCAACGCCCTCTTCCAAGGATACATACAACACGCTGCCTATACCGCAGAGCATCTTGGCAAACTGCATAACGAAGGAACTCTTGCCACTGGCACTGGGACCACTGATGAACCATGTGTCGCCCTCTTCCGGCTGACCGAACACGTCTTTCCATTGTCCTTCAAATGGTAGTGCCTTGCACTTGATATTCGCCACATCCTTGGGGCTATATGCTCGCTTTGCCATATCACAACTGCACTCCTTTCTTGTTTCTGCATGGTGTCACATAGCACCAGCCCAAAAGACGCTTAAATGGAAGTCCTATGCCGTGAATGGTCTGCATGATACAGAAGTCTCCGTCTTCATCAACCTCGCCATCACAATAGCCTTGATATACTTGCAGGTTATCCATCACGAACTTTGCTTCACGATTCTTGTCTATATTCTCCAGCTCACATGGTGATTTGAGCACCCGACGGCTACCATCGGAAAAAGTCACTTTTATCTTTGTCATCATGCCTGCATTCTTTTTAGTTTTTCTATTTCCGTGTAAACTCGTCTCAGTCCACCACCCGACTTGCGCACCAGGGTAGCAATATCCGCACCTTCTGGGGCGTTCACCTTTGCCACCACGCTCGCCTGGTCTTTCAGGAACTTCTCACGCTCCTTACTGTCATCGGGCGTTACCTTCGAGTAGCGGTCACCGTATCGGCTGAGCATCTCGGTATAACCCACTTTCTTGCACTCAATGGAGCGATTGATTTTGGCTTTCAGTCCGTCCGCACCCATCATATACCAGGCGCAGCATCTTTCTGTAGCGTTCCACAAGGCTTTGAGTTCCAGAAATGCCTCATACTGCAAGTCGCCAGCCTCGTCCAAAATGATGAGTGGTGTGTCGATTGAGCGCAAGTAATAGACCAAATCCTCGTACACGTCGCTGTATCTTCCGTTGCTGCCCACACCGAACTCAGTAGCTATCTTGCGCACCAGCTTCAGTTTGGTCTTCACTTGTGAGCAATCCACATAGATGGCATTGCGGTGGCACTGCACATAATAGCGTGCCGTGAATGTCTTGCCGATGTTGGGTATATCACATAGTATCGCACTCAGTCCGCTCTGTTGGCTGAACTCCAGCTGCTTGGTGATATAGTCGAAGGTGGCGGTGCGTGCTGGTTTCCATTCAATGCCTCCTCTGAGGTTCACACCCAGTCTTCGGGCGATGGTTATCCAGTTGGCTTCGCTCAATGCCTTGTCGGTCTGACCATTCTTGATGGCGCTATATACCGAGGTGCTGATGCCCAATGAAGCAGCGTGCTTGGCATCGCTCGGATAGTTCGTGCGGTTGGTGGCTATAGCCTCCAATATCCGCTTCTTGTTCTCATTCGTTATCATGTCTCACGTTATTTTAATTGTATTCTAATATTATTCTATAAATCTGCCAACGGGTCAGAAATGTGGTAGGTCACTTCCATTTCCTGCTCGCTTTCCATCGGTGGAAGTTCAAGCGGTGGCGGTGGTGCAGCCTCTTCTGAGTGTTCCGGCTTGGATATGCCAACAGTTGCTATGGCGTTCTTCTTCACGTATGCGTTGAATGCCGCTATCTTCTTCTGCTGAGCGACGAATATTTCTTTGTCCTCATCTGTCTGCTCGGCATCGGCGGTGTTGAACGTGCCCACGTCTTCGAGTTTGTCTATAAGGCGGTCGTTCTGGAAGATGTACACGTCGGTAGCGTTGCCGTCCTCGTCGGTCAGCCAGTAGGCATCCACCTTGTAATTGTTCGGGGCAAGTCTTTCTATTACCTCGGTCTTGCTCAGCCACCAGTCCTTGTATGCTACCCTGCAGTAACTATTCCTGCGTATGGAGGTCTCGGTGTGCTCTCCGATGAAGCGTGCCCACACCGATTTGTCCATTGGCTGGAGCGTGGGGTTCATGTTGGCTTCAAGCACTTGCCAGCGTGTCATGCCGGGATATTTCTTCTGGTTCGGGTGGAGAGTGTTGTTGAACTCCCTGATGTCGCATATATCGTCGGCAATCAGTTCGTCCCAACTGTAGTACTGCCGGTCCTCATAGGTGTCGTTCTTCTCATCGAACACCTTCTTGGCTTCCGTGCGGTAGTGTCTGTCCTTGGCGTAGAAGCGTCCGATGCCGAGGTGGTTGCGGTGTTCCACACTGCGCTTCTTGACTCCGTTCATCGGCTCGGCATATTTCTCCTGCGAGTTCATAGGGGCGCAGAAGCGCACGAATGGGAACAACACGCCGGCCTTCAGGAAACTGTCTTTCCACTGACTCATCAAGTGGTTCTCCACCTCTACCTGTGCAGGGCAGCCCCACCCCTTGCTTTCTATCAGCCGGAACATGGAACGGAAGCAGTCGGCAACCAGGTCCACGTTCTTGTTGCGGTTGTAGGCATAGCCCACCACGCACTGGCTCGTAACGTCGTAGGCGTAGTATGCCTTCGGTCTTGCCTTGGTGTCCTTCAACTTGCGGGGGAGGTCGCGGTCGTCGAATGAAATCTTCGAGAACGAGAACTCCGGAGCATGGCGGTGGACGTGGGGCATCTGCTCGTGCATGAATGTGGTGTAGGAATTTTGCTGCTTCGCAATAAAGAGACGGGCATCAGGTCTGTTCAGATAGTTGGTGATGGGGCTTTCGCTCCGCGCGTGCGGGGCGCCGTCTGTG